GATATAATATCACCAGGTTTTACTTTACCCCAAGTATATACTTTTTTAGGCATTCTGTTTCATTTTCCTAGTTATACCCATTGCTTCACACGCCTTTATAAATTCATTTTGTTTAAAAGTTTCTGCATTATCTACGTCTAGTCTTCTATCATAATTATTATATTGGTCTCGTTCTTCTTCAGGAATTTCAATAACTTTAGCATATCTCCAAACATATTCTTTTGGAGTACCTTCTGGAAATATCATTCCCAAATCACCCATATTAACAACTGATGGGAACCAAACTATATTTCTATTTTTATCTTCATATGCTGTTTCTTGTACTAATTTTGGAGACTTCTTTAAATTATCTATTAACTCTAAACTACCAACTTTATATCTAGAATCACTCATAAAACCGCAACTAAAACATAAATAAGAACTATACTTTTCTTGTACTTCTTCAAAACAATGATCTGCATCAAAACATTGGGGACAAACTATTACTCTTTCCATATTATACCTTTTTTAATTTTGGTAATTTAATTTTCGGTGGTTCTGTTGAACTCACTTTTTTTAATTTAGGTAAATTTAATTTTACTTCTTCTGGAAACTCTGGAACATATTGATCAAGTATTTTACCCAACTTTTTTGTCATCGCTTCTAATGAAAATTTAGACTTATTTACCATACCTAATTTTTTAGCATTAAGTGTATACTTTCTATAATTTTTATAAACAGCTTTTAATATAAAAGAAGCTTCTTGGTAATTAACACCAAACCAAGTTGAACCTTCTATTAAAAAATCATCTGGAACTGAACCTTTTTCAACTTTTTGTAATTCACCATTTAACAATATTGCTAAATTTTTAGATAAAAAATCTAAATGTCCACTCCAATTAGGAGCAATTACTGGTTTTTGAGATATTGTTGCTTCAAGTAACGGTCTACCAAAACCTTCTCCGTGTGTAAATGTAACATGAGCTTTTACTTTAGGATGATTATATAATTCATTCATTTCTTCGTCTGTAAAATCACCATGTAAAAAATACACATTTGGTAGACTACCATCAACAGTTTTTTTAATCTCGTTTATCTTTTTTAATATGTCTTCTCTATCTAATACTGAAAATCCGGCTCCCCCTGTTTTCATTATCAGTCCAGGTTTCTTTTTCATATTTTTAAACGTTTCAAGAAATACTTTTAGTAACATTCCTGTATCTTTTCTATCTTTACCTAAATCGCCTTGTAACCAATGTCCAACATATAAAAAATTAAAAGTATCATCAACTTTTTTCATCTCATCTACTAATTCTTTTGAAAACTCATTTGTTTTTTTAAATATATTTGTATCACTTCCTTCAAACAAAACTTCAATTGGTTTTTGATTTTTTAATTCACCTTGTTTCTGTTTAGTTTCATCGTTATGTATATCAAACGTAATGCTTTCCATTACTCCTTTTACAAAATTTGACGGTACAATATTCATATCCATTCTATTCATACCCTCTAGCCAGTTATATGGACATGCTGTCATCTCTAACCCAGCAGTAATTCCTATATTATATTTACCTACTGATTGAAATTCATTCGGTATAACAATATGAATATGTAAATCTGGTTGTTTAGGTAAATTTGGATCTTCTAATAATCTACTAATAATAATATCATCATTAGGATCACCTTTTATAAGAGCGTTCATTGGTGTATTACCCCATCTTACTGGCCAAATTTTTACATCATATTTATCTAACTTAATTAATGCTCTACATATATCTCTACTATGTGCCCCATATCCACTTCTTGTAGCAACTGGTGCTGTAACTAAACATAAAGGTTTACTCATTATAACTCCTACGCTTTAAAAATACTGTAACGTTTTCTTGGTTTCCAATTATCAAATGCCACATCCATATGATCTATAAAGTTTTGACTCATAGCTTCACTTGCCATCATAACATCATCTCGCATAACAAAATCATATCCTTTCTTACCACATTCTCTTCTTTCATCTTCACCCATATCATACCATTCTTTTATTGCAATCGCAACATCATCAAATCTACATCTATCATCAAAAATATAAGGTGTTGGTGGTGAACCCGCCAAAGACCTATTAGATGGCCAAACTGGTTTTACCCACTCACCATGAGTAAGGTCTGGATTATCTTTCCACTTTCTATCATCGTGAAATGAATGTATCTCATCATAATCTTCATGTGTAACGTGTTTCCCCTTTAACTTAAACCCACACTGGTCTTGTAATCCACCTGTTACATTAAGAATGATTGGTGTACCTGCCATTAATGATTCACAAGTTCCTAAACCAAACCCTTCATTTGAAGCTATATTAACTGTAACGTCGGCTATATTATATAACCAATTCAATTGATTTGGTTCTAATTTCCTATCACTAAAATATACTTTAAGTTCTGGACATATATCTTTAACAACTGCCGGTAAATCAGTTCCATTATCATCAATCGGTTGAGTATGCATTAATAACGCACACTTATCAGCTTCTTCTTTCGGTAACATATCACAAAATGTTTTATATGCCAGAACAACATCTCCTGGCATTTTTCTACGAATATTTCTATTATTATAAAACAATACAAATTCAATATTATCATCTGTAAGTTGTTGTTTCATATTTTTTACTGATTCATATTCTTTGTCAAAAATACTAATCGGATAAAAATATTTAGTACTTACTCCATGAGGTAAATAAGTTACTTGCCAATCTTCAGGTGGATTTTTTGTCCAAACATCTTTTACAATTGCATAAGTTTGTTTAGAAATATTCATAATCAAATCACAAGACTCATAAAAGAGCTCGTTATATTGTGGAGCTGGCCAATCATCCCATATATTATAATAAAAAATAGGAATCTCTTGTCTAATCTCATGCTCCATTTCATATAACCAACGCCAAAATCTTGGATCTGTATAATGTAGAATTGCGTCGGGGTTTTCTCTAGCTAATATAGCTCTTAAAAGTTCTTGATTTCCATAACCATTAATCGGATAAATCGTTAATTTAGCATCTTTAACACCAGATTCATTTTGTGCCGTTTCATCCATATTAACAACTTTACCCTCTTCTGGATGTTTTATCGCTCCACCTATTTGAACCCAATCATAATGTTGAATTGACCCTAATACAAATTCTTTTGACATTGTACCTACACCAGAAGACATTCTTAAATCATCAGAAAGTAGTAAAATTTTCTTTTTAGCCATATAATGCCTCTTAATCGTTTAATAGTCGTTTTTCAGTTTCTTCTTTTTTAACACTTTTTTCTATAATAGATAATCTTCGTTCAATTTGTACTAAAACTTCATAAATTTCTCTAAATACTTTATCTGGTATTCTACTACCCATAACATTAAACTTCATAATCTACTCCCACTTGGTATTAATTTATCATATGTTTGAATTTTACTTTTAAATTTTTTATCTAAAACGTACAAATCCATTGAACGATTTACTAATTTTTGTAATGTAAATTCATCGTCTAAAGTTTGTACTTTAAAGTTTTTATATAACTCTCGTAGTATTTTTACTGAAGTTAATTTATATTCCATATAAAACCTCTTTATATATACGTATATATAAATATATACTAATTTAATATTTTAATTAATTTTTTTTGTTTTTCTGCATGATGAATTGTATTCATAGTTCCCTTTGAAACAACTCCTTCAGGTATAAATGCTACAATTATATCACTATATTCTGCTATCTGTTTATTTCGTTTAAAATAATTTGTAACGTAATATGGTCTATCATACTGTGAAGCTGGTAGTTTACAATGCATATTCCAACTATAATGTACAGGTGGAAATTCAACATAATTCATACCAAATTCTAATGCAAACTTTTTAGCATACCCATCAGCTCCATTCTGTTGACCACCACTCACTATTTCTACTTCATCACCATATTTTTCTTTTATTTCAAATATTAAATCTTTTATTTTCTGTTTATTAGTATAACTTCTACTACCAACTATACCAATTTTAATCTGCATAGTCATTCCTTTTTTGCTTCCTTACTGGTTTATCTGAAGTTGTAAACTTTGTAACATTATAAAATTCTTGTAAACCATCTAATACTTTATTATAACTAACATATTGATATCGAAATCTATTACGGTCACTATGTGGAATATTAAATGGGACTATATCAAACCATATAAACTCACCAGAACTAATTTTAGAACCTTGTTTAACAATTGTTTTAAATGATAACTTATCTTCCCACTTCATAAGAAACTCTTTTAAATCTTTACTACTAATTTCATCTTCCTCAAACCATAAATATAATGAAACTGTAATATGTAATTCAGTATGTACGGCATTTACTTTTTCCATAACTTCTTGTTCTATATCAGTATTAATAAAATCTGATAATTTTAATCTTAAACTTATTTTAGATAACATCATCTAACTCCTACATCACAATGTTCAGTTTGATTGAATTCACAAAACCTACAATTCTTTTTAGATGGTTGTTTTATATAAATATGTTCAGTATTATATTCTCCGTCAATAAAAGATTCATTAATAAATTGATTTAAGTTATTCATAACTTTATTTATACTTGGTTTACCACTAGCAGGTGAAAACGTTTGTACTCTACGTTGTGGAAAATCTACTTTTTCATATAACTTTCTTTTAACAATAAAATATTCTACATCAATTTTATCTAATGATATATCGTGTTGAGCTCCATAAAATTGTTTATATAATAATAACTGATCTGTTTTGTCCTTATCAGCTTTCATATACTTATTCCAGCCCATAGTAGAAGTCTTAATATCTATAATTTTATATCTATCTCTAAATGTATCATGTAATACAATATCCATGTAACCAATAAATTTAATCTTATTCGGTAATTCATATTCAATGGGAACTTCAATACCAACAAGTTTATAATTCTTTTTACTGAAATACATTCCGCGTTTCTTTTTAAACCATTCTAAAATAACTAATCCGTGTGAATAAAATTCTTCCATATCTGCCTGTTCACAAAAAACTTCACCGCCATTATTTTTCATAATTTTAGTATAATTTTCTTTCATTCTATGTAACAACATTTCATCTAAAGGTAATGCATCAGCCATCTTAATAGTATCATTATACATTACTGTTAAATACGTCTGTAATACTTCATGCATTGAAGTACCAAACATAGTATGAATACTATCAGTATATTCTCTCAACTCATCAATATAATTTAACTTCCATTTATATGGACAAGTAACCCATTGACCATATTGACTATAACTTATTCGTTTCATTTACCCCGTTCATCCTTTCTTTTCTATTATAGCAATAGTACAATGTTGTGCCCCACCATGTCCAAACACACATAACTCTTCCAATTCATAATTCCGTACATTTCCCATAAAAGTAGAATGATAACCAAAACTAATTACTCTATCTGTAATTTCTACAAGTTCATCTGCTATTCGTTTAAACTTACTTGAATATTTACCTTCATACATCTCTATAGATTTTCTGTAACTATATGGTGGATCAAGTAGTACTGTATCATATTTTGTATTACATTTTTTAACATATTCATAAACATCTATACATTCATCTACCAACATTGATTTATCAATATCTATTCTGTACTCATCTACATTAAGTTTAGTTTTACCTGCAAAAAGATTTAAAACTTTTCCACTACATCTATCTTCAACCCAATCTTTTATTTTTGGTGATTGAAAAGTATATCTTCTTAAATTAGTAGCTATGTAAGTTTGTTTCACTTACCCCATTTACCATTCTTTACAATTGTTGCCATGATACCATAATTAGACACATCAAGAAATGCGTCTTCTAATGGTTCGTCTTTAATCGCTGATTCTCTATTGTTCATTAGTAAAGTTTTTACTCGTTGCAATTTATCATTCATTCTAAACCATAAACCTGTAAGTGATAGCTTTATTTCTTCTTCTGTTTGTAATTGTGTACCAACTGAAATATTACCTGGACCATAATCGTGTTGCTTATGTAAAAACAATTCATATTGTTCTCTTTGAATCTTCTTAAACTCTTTAGTCATTTGTGGCCATTCTCGTTCCATTTGTTCTATAATAGATTCAGCCTTAACTACTTTAGACATATTTTTAGAATCTTTTATAACTTTCATTCTGTACTTCCAGCAGTATACCCACCGACAGTACCTAGTACATTTAAACCGGCTTCTTCTATCCTCTTAGGTTCAATTCCCCATTTCTGAGCGAGTTCTCCTAATTCTAACATACCACCTTCTGTGAGCATGTACATATCAATCATTTCATATGCTTCTTTTTTGCTAACCTGTTCATGATTAGCTACAATATTAATTAACCAATTTGGATATGCCATTTGATTTCTCCTTTTAATATATTTTAACCACTGTTTACTTTTTGGTAACACATTGGTATATAATTTGTATAATTCTTTTGGTTGTAAACTATATTTCTGTAATTCATTTACTAACTCAACCCATTCCATTTTCATAGATAAAAATCTATGTGTCATATAATTAGACCAAGACTTCTTATCTTCGTCTGATATTTCTTCCCAATAATTAGGTCTTTGAACCGCTGTTATCTGTCTTATGTGGTCGAATAGGCTTTTTCTTTTTACGGAAAATTGCTTCCCACCTGTCTTCCCACTCATCTAAACTAATACTCCTTCTAGGTGAATCGCCTTTTCCGGCGGAAGATTTTTTTGTAAATATTGACTTTCTTTTTTCACTCATAAGTCCAAACGAGGAAATGAATCTTTATCTTGTTCTTCTGTTAACCCACTACCTTCTAAAAATCCTTCAGCTACTTTACCACAATTTCCACAACTATAAACTTGTACGGGAATAAGTGCTTCTTCTCCAGTTGGTGAAATGATCGCTGATAGTCTTTTTAAAATAAATGAAGTTATAAATAAATAGTTATCACAACTACTACATTTAATTGTTTCTGCATCTCTTAAATCAACTTGAACTTGTGCTTTTGGATTTTTTATTTGTTTCATTGGTTTTGTACTCATTTTTTACTCCTAATCATATCAGCAATGGTATCTGCTACTAAATCTGACTTCTCATCATCTATTGCATGTAAATCTGCCAAATCAAATTCATTTTTTACTATCTGATAATTACTCATTATAATCTCCTAAATAATCTCATCTATTAACCCATACTCTAAACAGATTTTAGCGTCCCAAAATAAATCATGTTTCAATATTTCATCTATCTTTTTCATTGGAACTTCTGTGTATTCTTTATATACATTTTTAATTGTATCCATCATTAAATCTAAATTCTTTTTTTCATCTTCTATTTCAGAATACTTTCCCCATAAATTTGAAGATAATTGATGTATCAACATATAAGAATTTCTACTCATATACCTATGGTCACCAACTACAGAAAGAAATGTGGCGGCACTCGCGCAGAATCCATCTACATATGTTTCAACTGGAACTTTACATCTTAATATTGTATCCATAGATGAAATACCAGCAGTGATTGAACCACCACCCGAATTTATCAATACTTTTATAGGTGGAGCATCTATATCTAAAGTTTTTGACATCGTTAAACTTTTAGATTCCAACTCACTTACCTTTTTATTGAGTTCTACTGCACTTTCTCTATTCACACTAGCATAATAATAAATCTTGTTTTCGTGAACT